AAAGCCATTCATTAATGTCTGTGTATCATCCATGTTCTCAGCAATACCTACACCAAAGAAGCTATATGGGTTGTGTTCGAAGGGTGTAGCATAGTATGGAATGCGTGAAGGCTTGAATGGGTTAAGTACAAAACGTATTACTTCACCATTACAAACCCAGATATTACAGTTTAATTCGTCTAAGTCTTTATATTCACTAGGTATATTTACACCATTTTCTTCTAAGTGTTCAACATCCACGAAACCCCAGAACTCCAGTACTTCCCAACGCTCTGAATCTGCTTGAGTTTCATCGTCAACCATAGCCATTTCCCAGTGTTTCTGAACATAGTCAGCACCTTTATGGATAGCTTCTTGTATTGCGTCTTTCATAAAGTAAGGACGTGTCTTTAAGGAGCGCAACTGTGTGCGTGACATCTTATGGCGCTCAACCACGTATTCAGCATCATCCATAGATGTAGCTTCTGGGTCTGGGTAAAAGTTCCACGCTGATACGTGGCTTGTCTCTGGTACTGTTTTAACTATAGGGTCATACTCACCCTCTTCATTCCAGTTAGGATACTCTTTATCTACAGCGAATGGGCCTTTCATAACACCTGTACCAAGTAAAGCCATCTCGAAGGCCATACTGCGTAAGTGTATAGTAGCTCCTGATTCGTTTAACTGATCATGTATCTTCTTTTCCATCTTCTTAGCCGCAACCATTGCAGGATGGAAAGACACTGTAGTAGGTCCTGTACCGTCACCCTCTATAATCTTTTCTGATACGGATGATAGTTTGTCCTTGAGAGGTCCTAGCCTTCTAGATAGATCTGCTAGAGTTTCACCTGGTTTTAACTCTGTTTCACCGTCTAATAAGAAGGGACTAGGAGCTTTACTCTGTGTAATACCCTTTAGGGCATCTCCTGCTGCATCTGCATTAGGATCTATATTAATATGTACCGACTCTGCAACACCGTCTGGTAACACAGAAGGATTAATAGTTAGTGGAAACTTGTTGTTACCAAACAATACGTCAACTATCTGACCATACGCAGCAAGAGTCTTAGTCTTTGTAACCTTAACAAATACACGAGACTTTTCTGTATCAGTGAATTGTACATCAGGACTATACAAACCACGATAGTTACGATAGGCTCTAAGCCAACGCTCCTCATCACCCTGTCTTGCATCTTCAGAACGGTTAAAACGTTCCTCAACGAAAGCTACTACATCAGGTTTAGAATCAAAGATACTTTCTTTGCCATCCTGTGCCGCCGTTACTTCATCTGTTTCAAAGGAGAGTTCATCCATATTTAGTATCCAAACTTGTTATCTGCAGCTTGAAAGCCACTTCGTTGTTTTGCTGGGTCAAAGTCCCATATAGAGCTACGAGGTCTTGTCATGATTCCATAACGTAATGCATCGTATAGGTGGTCTTCTGCGTGTGTATCTACATCCTCTGGGTTACGCTTATCCAAAGGCAGTGCAGGTATTTGTGTTATTGTGTTTGTACATGAAGCCATAAATACAATTCTTGGCTTTTCTGTAAACTCATCTACCTGTAACCTTCTGTGTATTTCGTTCTTACCTGAAACACGAGAACCTCTTGACCTATCTGATGGCCTCCAACGGCAACCCTTCTGGTTCATTTGCTCTGCTAGAGATGGACCTGTATCACCCCTGTTGTGCCATAGTGAAGAGTCTAATACTCCATAACGTATTGTACCATCACCAGACTCTGCATCCATTACCATATCAGCTAAATCAGAAGCTGTAACTTTAGAACAATAGAGTTCCCTGTATACAATGAGTTGTTCATCAGGGGCAACAGCGAACCAAATAACTCCCGTGTAGCTACCGTAACCGTAGTCACAAGCTCGAAATTTTGTCCAGCTAGAAGGGATTTGGAAATCGTCAACAACGTGTATAGCTCTATTAAACTCTGGGAAGGCTGCACCTTCGTTTACGTCCCAATTACCTTCTAGTAACTGCTTTCTTTGGTGTTCTGGTAGTGACAAAAGCATTGCTTCGTAGTCACCACTCTCAGCTAAGTATGGGTTGTCAAACAAACTAGCTGGAATAAATCGTCTCTTAAATAAAGGTTCACCTGCTTTACTGTGTCCTGCAGGGTATCTTATAGTCTCACCTGTCTCTACGTTAGTAGCCCAGTAAGGCTTATTAGCAGGGGCAGGATCAATAAACATCTTCTTAACCCAAGAGTGTCCACTACCACCTGGGTTTGTCGTTCCACGCATATACAAACCAAGCTTGTTAGAGTGTGCAGATCTTAAACGGGATCTCATATAGTCCCAAGCGTAAGGACTAGACCACTGTGTAAGTTCGTCGAATCCAATCCAGTTAAAAGCCTGACCTTGGTAGCGTGTAACATCGGTATCTTTATCCAGATAAGACATCCACAGTCTACCACCTTGAGGAGAAGTCCACTGAGACTTACGTTCTGACCATTTGATCCCTGGTATTGCACGAGGGTATAACTCCTGTGACTTTTGTATTAACTCTCTTAGTTCTTCTGTAGTATGACGTACAAGTAGACCACTAAAATTAGGGTCATTTAACCCATGAAGAGGGTCTGCAAGCATGGCATAACTCTTACCTCCACCTGCTGAGCCGCCATATAGTACTTCACGTTCTGAAGCAGATAGAAACTCTGATTGAGGACCAGGGTTAGGCTTAAAGACTACCTCTTGTGCTTCTTCAACATTAAAAGGTTCAGCTTTAACCTGCGCTGGGCTTGTCTGTATCGGTGTCGATGGTGTAGTATCCTGTGACACCTTTTTCGAGCTTTTCGATTTCCGCAAGGGTTTCTTCGAGCCTTTTGGCAAGCTTGCGTTTAATGTTAGCTGCTTTTTTACGTCTTCGCTCAATGGCTATTCTTTTCTTTAGTCCTACGTGGGATATAGAGCGACCTGTCTGTGTTGTTAGCCAGTTTGCTACTTCCCTGTAACTATACTGCCTTAAGTGTTTCTTGGCAAGTATTAATGCTTCAAGTTCGTGTGGTATGGGCTGAAACAGTTTCTCGTTGTCTGGATCAATCTCATAACCAAATGGTACAACACGAGCCGCTACTCTAACTACAGGATGCCAAACCTTATCGCTCTTCTTAGGTTTAGGTAGTTCCCAGAAACCAAAGTCCCTGTCATAATTGTACTCTGACAAGGCTACTCGTTTTTACCCTCTTTAGGTGGAAGGTAGAATATACCCCCACCAGAAGATGATACATCTACTTTTTCGACTTTACCCAACCCTGCACGGTCAAGTAGATCTTTTGCAGCAGCCATTTTATCTTTGATGCCAAGCTCCGTAGGGTCTGATAGAGCGCTAACCATAGCCATAGCAGCTTTCGGCGCAGTCCTAGAGAAGTACGAACGGGTAGCTTCGGAAATTTCATCTTTGAGAGATTCGACAATAAGTCTTGTAGGTGTATTTTCACTGTATCCTGCTATCTTTTTTGCTGAAACCACGTCTCCACCTGCCTCGTCAAACAAGACCTCTAGAAACTTTTGTTGGTTTGGTGTTAAATTACGTGCCATAGGCTTTCCTTATAGTGGTTTGTCCACAAGAGTATCATATGCTTTCCATATGTCATCTATTTCAGTTTGGTATTCGTCAAGCTTATCACCCAGACTATCAGTGATCCCAGTAGATCTCTCAACTTGACTACGTAAGTCAAGCAAGTCTTTCTGTTGTTCCAAGATTGTTTGCATTTGTGTGCTAATCGTTGACAACCTTGTGTTAAGCCCTCTAACGTCATTATCTGCTACCGCCTGTTCTATTGCTTGAATACGAGAACTAAGAACTGCTTCCATATCCTGTGATTTAACTGTTAAGTCTGCATAAGCACTTTGTATATTTACATTCAGATCAGATTCAACTGTTTGAATGCGTGTACTTAGTTCGTTAGACTTAGAGCTAAACTTACCTGAAGCTTGAACTACTGTCTCAATACCTGATTCTACAGCATAGAACCTTTGTAGTGTGTCATATCCATAATATATACCGCCACTAAGAGATCCTAGTATTGGCAGGGCAGCAGCTATGTACCACCCTTTAAAAGTAAACCCACCAACTTTAACTTCTGCATCTTCTATCATAATATTTCCTACATGTTAGAGGAAGCTGACCCGTGTTGCATGATGTAAGCTCCTGCGCCATATACATCGTCTGCATCTTTCATATCGTTAGTAAGATAACCATTCCAACCAGTGCCGTATCCTGAATCATCCCAAGATATAACAAACTCGTCAACTGCTTGTGTATACGTAATAGCTGTATATGTTCCAACCATTATGTTATTACTTGCAGTGTAATTATCTATACTTGTAGTCAACTCCGTATTGTTAGCTGCAGCCATAAAAGCACCTGCTTGTTGAGCATACTCTGCTACTGCATCAAGTGCGTTATTATAGTCGTCAACTTCAGAAGCGTCAAGGCTATATTCGTCTGTAGCAATCATCTCTTGTAATGCAACTTGTTCTGGCTTTGTATCTGCATCTGAAGCAATGTCAGCAACAGATGTAGCAGTCATGAGTATAGACGTAGCATCACCTAATATATCAACTGCAGCAGTTAAGTTATTCATAGCCGCAGTATGCTCCTGGATAAACAACTGATTCGCATTTGATGCTGTAGCATAGTCATGAGTCATAACTTTACTCTTAGCATCTAAGTAAGCGCCTAGCATTGCTGCAGTTACTTTAGCACCATCTAATGCACCATCAACAATAACACCACCAACTTCAGCATAACCTACAGCACCAATACCTAAGTTCAAAGATAGTTGTAACCGATTGTCTATAACATTAATAGAGTTAATCAGTGACTGTATCTTCTGATCCCCCGTCTGGCTGTAGTCGGGTGGTGGAGGTGACTCTGCGAGTAGACCTGAACCGTTCACTAATAGAGCGAGTGTCCCTGCTGTTGTTAGCAATTTCTGCTTCATTGATTTCATTTGTTAAATCCTCTCCGATTCTTAATAAACTGTCCCAAAACTCTTTGTCTTCTTCGTACCCTACTATAAACGCTTTAGGGTTTTCTCTGTATTTATCTACTGCTGCCTTACCCATAAGTAACTTACCAGTTAGAACATCCATGATAGGGCAGGGCGTACTGGCTAAAATCATGGCCTTAAATACATCTGGATCACCACAAATTGTGGATATCCCAGAAACTTGTAAACCAAGACCTCCTATCTGTTGTGGAGTCCCTAAAAGTCTAGCGTTCTTGCGTCTGTTACAGTATTCATCTTGTACCATTGCACCCTGAGATAAACCAAACAAACTTACCTGAAAACCCAGAGTCGTAGGCATTAAACAAGAATCGTTTCCACCACCACCCATAACTGTAGGAGCGATACTGGACATCACAGGAGCTTTTTCCCCAGCTCCCGTTGCATTATAGTTATTAGTTTCATTTGTAGAAGAGTTATTACTGTCTACATTTGAATCTTGGTAGTTATTACTGAAGTCTCCAGTAACATCATTACTCTTTACACTTGTCGCCAAGAACGTCTGTAAGATCAGAGTCCATACACATAAGTTGAAGTGCAGCAGAGTCTTGACCGATGAGAGATAAGGTTTGTGCATCTAAGTTCCGTTGACATTTCTTATTATCAGGAGGACAAGAGAGAGGCATTACTATTGATTGAGTACTACAAGCAGTAGTTATACTTAGCAAAAATACAAATGCAAGCAGTATCTTAGTCTTTGTTGTAGTACCTATGTAAGATATCCCCACGAGTAATGCCTATATCCCTTAGTTCTCTGTCTGTTAGGTGGTTTAGTAAGTATAAGTCTGCACTAGCTTGTCGAGACTTAATAATGTGT